GCTGCTGAAGAAGGAAGGCGGGAAGTGGCAGGACATCTCCGTGCTCGCCTCCGTTCCCCTCGACCAGTGGAAGCCCTGGGACAAGCTTCAACGGACGCTCCAGATCTTGAAGGACGACCACGACAATGGCTGACCCCGGTTCGCACAAGCGGAACCTCTACTTCCCCGAGCACGACGCGGGGCCGGTGCCGAAGGGCGAGGACGTGCGCGCGGTCAAGCGCGCGCTCGCACGGGCGGGCTACTGGGACTGGGACGAGTACGACACCGACTACAACTACCGCTTCGCGCTCGGGGATGCGAAGCGCGGGCCGGGCATCGTCGGCTTCCAGTTCGCAAGCGGCCTCGACTGCACGGGCGTCTACAACTCGGCCACGCACGAGAAGCTGAAGTGGCAGCAGGTTCCCGCGAGCGACTGGCGCGGGAACATGATGTCGGACAAGGGCGAGCCGGTCTGGGACGAGTACGGCGCGGACTTGTACCGCGACTACAAGCCACCGCCCCCTAAGCCACCGGCCTCGGGCGTTCCCGATCTGGGGCCGGTGTGGGGAGACGGGAAGTCAGTCCTCGCCCACGACCTCACGCACGCGACCGGCGGCATCCCGCTCTACCCTGCCTTCGATGATGCCTTCGCTGCCGGGCGCGACATCCTCGCCCCCGAGGACTTGGAAGTTACTCGCGCCTCTGGTTCAGATCCAGGTGCCGCTTTCTACGCGCTCGGCCGATCCAAGATCCAGTACTGGTTCGGTCATCTGGTGGCTGCCCCTGCTGTTGGTAAGACCTTCAGCCGGGGGGCAAAGCTGGGAGACGTACTCGATCACAACGTGGGTGGTGGGCCGCATGTCCACGTCGGTCTGAACGTCGAGAAGCTCTGGGGGCAGGGCAAGGAGATGACGCACAAGACCTCGTATCAGCACGGTGCCCCGACCGTCGGTGCCCAGCTCGAAGCCGGACATCCGCTCTGAGCGCCACCATTCGCAGCATGAAGCTGCGCGGAGTGGACTACGTGGCGATCATCCTCGCCAGCGGCTTGATGGCGATGATGTCCCTGGTGATGTTGGCCGTCATCCTCAACATCGTGCAGCACCACAATCCCACGCCCACGCTCGGAGAGAACACGGCGCAGGTGCTTGTGGGAGCGGTCAGCGGCGTGCTCGGAGTGCTTGGCAGCTACGTCGGCTTCTCGGTCGTGCATCTCCGCAGGGACAGCGGCGACTTCCCGGGGCAGCGCCGCGAGGAGAAGAGCAGACTGTCCGAGCCGGAGACGAGAATCATGGAGCCGTGGCCCGGCGAGAAGAAGGAGGAGTGATGGCCGCGAGGAAGGCGAAGGCCAAGCCCAAGTCGAAGAACTGGATCGCGGGCGCGATCAAGAAGCCGGGCGCTCTGCGCTCGACCCTCGGGGCCAAGCCGGGGAAGCCGATCCCGGCCAAGAAGCTCGCCGCCGCAGCCAAGCAGGGCGGCAAGACGGGACAGCGTGCGCGGCTCGCGATCACGCTCAAGAAGATGAACAAGGGAGGCAAGTGATGAGGAACGTCACCCTCACCGAGCTTGCGCTCTGGGCCATCGCCGTCATCCTGCTCATCGACCTGGTTCACCACTGGTAATGGCCGGGCCGAAGAAGATCGGGAGTGCGGCCGGGCGCAAGGTGCGGACTCGGGTCAAGCTCAAGAAGCCACCGGCCATGCCCAAGGCGGCGGCCATGCCCAAGGTGAAGGCACCGAAGCTCGCGGTCGCGAGAACCGCCGCGCCGAGGATGCGCGTGTCCAGCCTGAGCCTGCCCAAGGAGAAGATCCCGCGCGCGCCCGCGCTCAAGCTGCGCGTGCCCAAGGTTCCGAAGATGCCGAAGCAGACGGGAGGAGGCAGGTAACGATGGCGGTCAAGTGCCCCACCTGCGGGAAGTCGCTCAAGTCGAGCACGACCCTTGCCCGGCACATGCAGCTCGTCCACGGAAAGGGAAAGGGGAAGTAGCGATGGCACGCAAGCCGCCCCAGCCCAAGTCCACGAAGAACATGCCCCCTGGCCTTGCCGCCTACTGGCGTGCGAAGGGCGTGCCCGGAGGCTCGGGCGGGGCAGTCAAGCAGCCAGCTCCCGCCGCCGCAGCAGCGGCCCCTAGCGCGGGCAAGGCCGCACCCCCGGCCAAGGCCGCTCCGCGCAAGGCCCGGCCGCCTGTTCGCAGGCGCAAGGCGGGCGCGCGCAAGGCACCCCCCAAGAAGGCCAAGGCCGCGAAGGGCAAGTAGCAGGTGGCGCGCAAGGTTCCCAAGACCAAGGCCGGAAAGAAGGCCAAGGTCAAGCAGGTGATGCACGAGTGGAAGACGGGCACGCTGCACTCCGGCTCGAAGAAGGGGCCGGTCGTGCGCTCGCAGAAACAGGCCGTCGCCATCGCGCTCTCGCAGACCGGGCAGTCCAGGCGGAAGAAGAAGTGAGTGCCGACTCCGCTCGCCCCGCCAGTCCAGCAGTTCAACTGCTACCACATGGTCGATTCCGTGACCAAGGGGCCGTGGATCGGAGGCTCGTACGACAACATCTCCGCCGTCCAGGTCGCGAGCGCGTACTACATCTCCCACTCTCTCGGCATGGGCGGCTTCTCGCGATCCCTGCTCGTGGGGGTGTTTGACAACACGAATACGGTGATCGCGTTCATCGGGGAGTACAACCCGTGATGTCCGACCGAGAGGGAACGATGTAGCTCATGGCAGCTTCGCTCATCACTCGTCTTCCGCTCGACAAGCAGACGCGCTTCCTCCAGAAGCTCTCCCGCAACGGGAACGGGCCGGGAGCGTGCGCGGTGCCCAAGGCGTATGCCGGAGGATCGGTCGGTCGCGCTCAGCGACGCTGGGCCGGGAGGCTCGCCGATCTCGGCATCGCGATCATCGAGGTCGTCCCGGGAGCGCAGGCTGCGAGCATCGGCGGTGCGCTCGGTGGGAGCTGTAGCTCGATCACGTACAACCCTGCCTCCATCGCCAACGACTCGACACCCGCTTCGGTCGTGAACACGACCGGCGTCCTCACGCCCTGCACCTATCTCGCGGCAGGCCAGAAGACTGCTGTCGTCACGACAGCGATTCCCGCAACCGTCATGGGTGGGGCCGTCTACACGGTCTGAGGAGGAGAGATGGCGCTCTGCGAAGCCTCGTCCGCACTCATCGGGCCTTGCTCGTCCGAGGGACGCTGGGTCGGGCCGGATGGAAAGAAGCGGTGCTCGATGCACCATGTCGCTGCCTTCGGCTACCAGGAGCGACTGGTCAGAGCGGAGGACTTCGTGGCTCCGACGGAGACGAAGCCGCCCGCTCCCAAGGACGGACGACGACGTAAGCAACCGGCGTAGAGGAGGAGACGTGGCAGAGATCACCAAGTCGGAGCTGGCGAGCGCGCAGCTCCGGGGTTCGCAGGAGGACTACCAGGTCTTCCTGCACGCGCTCGCGGCCGATGGCTCGCTCGATGTCGTGGACGATCCCGAGCAGCCCGAGCCGGAGCCGGTGCTCGACTCGGAGGGGAACGAGGTCGAGGACTCGGAGGGGAACGTCGTCCTCCAGGCACCGGAGCCGGTGCTGGTCAGCCCCGTGGTGCAGATCACGGTCGAGGCCGACGAGGAGGCAGCGGCAGCGGCCGAGGCCGAGGCCGAGGAAGAGGCCGCAGAGGCAGAGAAGGCAGCCGCAGAGGAGGAGAAGGAAGCCAAGAAGGCGACGCGCGCCTCCAGGATCGCGGAGGCCGAGAAGGCGTAGATGCCCGTCTGCTCGGCGACTCCCAGGGGCTTCGCGGACACGCATCTCCCCTGGTACCCGCCGATCCAGAACAACCCCTGTGGAGTTCCCGCTCTCGCAACGGTGGGCGGGAACTCCGTTGCGGCCGAGAACCTATGCCTCGCACACTGGGCGGCGAAGCACGGCCTCAAGGATCTGGTCGCGCCGCTGACCTTTCAGCCTGCTGCTGCGCTGGTCACGACGGTCGCTCCCAGCGGAGGCGGAATCGCCGGAGGAACGGTCGTCACGATCACGGGTTCGTATCTCACCGGGGCGACCGGGGTGACGTTCGGCGGTGTGGCCGGGACGGCGTTCGTCGTCAACTCGGACAGCTCGATCACCGTGACGGCTCCGGCTCATGCCGCCGGAGCTGTGGATGTCGTGGTGCTCTCGCCGAACGGCAACGGCACCAAGACGGGCGCGTTCACCTACAGCTAAGGGCGACAGCTCCACGGCCCCCAGGTGCGACCCGAGTCGCGGAAGTAGTGATAGGCCGCTCGCGATTCGGCCCATGCATTCCAGGCGTGGCCGTAACGGGAGCGAGCGTATGACCCCATCTGGAACAGCCCCCAGTACTGGCCGTTCCGTGACCAGATCGAGAGCCGCGATTCGCAGTAGGCGACTCTGACCGCCTGCGCTCCATAGGGGCCAAAGACCTTGCGAATGACGCTCGCGTTGTAGGACGAAGAGTCTTGCGAGCCTGCGGTTGCCGAAGTTGCGAACAGCGAAAGCGCAACTATCATGCCGACGAGTACGCGCACGGATCAGCCCTCCTGTGCGGACTTGCAGCGGGGGAACCGAAGGCATCTTGACGCTCATCACGGGTGCCAGAGGCAACCCCGCTGCTGCGTATGGGATGTGAACGGCATACCCTACAAGAGATGTCCGTCGTTGCCGATCCCTCAATCGAGCGTTTGCTCGGGGAGCGGCTCGCAAAGCTCGAATCAGAGGTAGAAGCAGCCTCCGGGCATCCGGGCGAATGGCTGCGGCACACGAAGGCCGTCGATCCGAAGACCGGCGAGGAGTTCTACTTCCACTTCGACCAGGGCTGGGAGTGGCAGCGCGACGAGCTGAACTCGTACCTCGGCAACCAGATGGTGCTCAGGCTGAAGGCGCGCCAGCTCGGGGTGAGCTGGCTCGGGATCGGCTACTGCGAGTGGAAATGCCTGACCCAGCCGGGCACGCGCGCGCTCTGCGTCTCCACCAACGAGACGGAATCGGTGAAGCTCGTCGGTCGAGCCTGGGATCTGTGGGAGAACTCGCCCGAGCACCTGCGCTTCGAGGCCAAGATCGTCAAGCCCGAGCGCGGCAGGCCGTCATCGAAGATCGAGTGGGAGTTCCCGGACGGACGCATCTCCTCGCTCATCGCCATGCCCTCGACGCCGCGAGCTGGGCACGGCGAGACGGCATCGGTCGTCTTCCTGGACGAGTTCGCACGCCACCAGTGGGCTTCCGACTCGTACAAGGCGTTCATCCCGACGATGGCCGACGGCGGACAGCTCATCATCGTCTCGACCGCGAACGGCTACGGCAACCTCTTCTACGAGCTGTGGACGGAAGCGGCCGACCGCAACATCTCCTCGGTCTTCATCGGGGCCGACAAGCATCCGGGCCGAGACGAGGACTGGTTCAAGCGGATGCGGCGGACGCTCTCACCCGCCGACATGTCCGAGCAGTACCCGCTGAATGCGGCCGAGGCGTTTCTCGGCACATCGGGCTGCTGGTTCTCCACCGACGCCCTCGACAGCTACGCGAAGAAGGTGCGCGACGTGCTCTTCCGGGCGCGCTTCCTGCCGGAGGAGTCAGGGGCGAAGGCGACGCTGGACAAGAGCAAGGAAGGCTGGATCTGGGTGTACGACCTCCCGAACAAGTCGCGCGAGTACGCGATCTACGCCGACATCGCGACCGGGCGCGGCAAGGACTTCACCTGCGCCTTCGTCATCGACCTCTCGAACATGAATCTCGCGGCCGAGCTGCACGGGAAGATCGACCCTGACCTCACCGCCGAGCAGCTCCACTTCCTCGGGCGCTGGTATGCGACCGCGCGCATCGCCATCGAGATGGGTGGCGGCTTCGGCGAGCCGGTCGTGATCCTGCTCCGGGACGGCAAGCGTGGTCGCCGCCCCTACCCGAAGCTCTACCGGCACGTCCAGGACGACAGGCCGGACTACCGGCAGAACATCACCTACGGCTTCCCGATCACGACCAAGACCAGGCCGCTCATCATCTCGGCGCTGGAGATGGCGATTCGCGAGGAGTCGCTGCCGCACATCCCGATGAGCACGATCCTGGAGTGCAAGACCTTCGTGCGCCGGGACACGACGCCCTCGCCGCGAGCGGCCGAGGGGACGAACGACGACCGCGTGATGGCGCTCGCGGGCGCGCTAGAGATGTACCGCAGGTACGGAGAACATCCGCGCGATGTGCGATTGTCCCGGAGGAGAGAGAAGAAGGAGTATGTCGCTGATTACGCCTGGAGCTAGGAGGTCGCGATGTCGATGATGATGCCCCCCGACCCGAGCGCCGCTCCCGGCCTCGCGCCAGCGCCCGGAGGCGGCGGGGCACCGGGGCCGATGGACGCGCTCAACCAGGGGCCGGTGCCCGCAGGCCCGGGTGGAATGGGTGCGCTCATGGCCGCGCTCGGTGGCGGTGGTGGGGGTGGCCCTGGTGGCGGCCCCGGCCTCGGCCCCGGGCCGGATCCCGGACTTCAGGGCGGCCCCGACGACATCCCCGTCTCGCAGATGTCGCCGACCGATCACATCCAGGCTGCGATGCAGCACTTGATGATGGCGCTCGCCATCGAGCCGGACGAGCAGACCGGGCAGGGGATCGTCAAGGGCATGGGCGCTCTTCAGTCGATCCTCGGCGGCGCGCAGAAGAAGCAATCGCAACTGGCACAGCTCGGTGGCTAAGCAGGAAGGATCAGCCGCCCCTGCGCTGACGACGGATCCGTACGGCAGCCCGGACATCCACTTCCAGGACGAGCTGTCGATGGTGGTGGCTCAGCTCAACTCGGTCGAGCCGTTCCACATCAACTGGACGAAGAAGATCGAGCGCCGGTACAAGGCGTACCGGGGGATCGCCGAGCGCCGCAACTCGGACACGCAGACCTGGCGCTCGACGCTGACCACGCCCTACATCCTCCAGGTGCTCGAAGGGATGCTGGCGACACTGATCGACGCGCACCCGAAGTGGGAGGTTCAGCCCAAGCCACGCCCGGGCGACCAGCTCCAGGACATCCTCGGCCGCCAGCAGTCCACCAAGATCGCCTCGGCCGTGCTCCAGTGGTCGATGGACGACGACGACTTCCAGCTCAAGCAGCGCCCCTTCATGCAGCAGGACTTGATCGCCGGTCTGACCGTCGCCAAGGTCGTGTGGGCCTACGAGCGTTCGGATCAGACGATCCTGGTGCCGATGGAGGTCGAGGTTTCCGACGACTGGGGTTCCATCGTTGACCGCTACACGACGGCGGAAGAGAAGACCCAGAACGTCGTCCTGAAAGACGGCCCCTCGATGATCGTGCGCGACGTGCGTGACTTCTTCTGGCCCGAGGGCGCGAAGGGACTCGACGACGCGGCCTGGGTGATCGACCGGAGCTGGGAGACGTTCGACTCGCTGAAGGACAAGGAGAAGGCCGGACTCTTCGCCAACGTGGACAACCTGAAGGAAGCGCGCAACGCGCAGGCCCAGCAAGACCTGACCGAGCGCGAGCAGATGCTCTGGGCGCAGCAGCGGAACAAGAACCTGATCGAGGTTCTCGAATACTGGACGGACGACCGCGTGGTCACGGTCGGCGGTCGCAACACCGTTCTCGCCTCGCGCAAGAACCCTCTCCGCATCAAGCGCAAGCCCTTCGTCGTCTGCTCGGCGATGCCGGACGCCTTCCAGGTTCCAGGGATCAGCGTGGTCGAGTCCCTGGCGCAGATCCAGGAGTATCTGTGGA